TGAAGAATCTGATGAGGTAATTGAATAATGGCATTTACTAAAGAAGAAATCATTGAAACTGGTATAATGAGACCTGAAAAAGTTGTTGATCCAAGGTCTAANAANGATAAAAAGNNAACTGCTACCAAATATAAATGGTATCTAGCTGATAATGATAATGATTTACTTGCTCAATTACTTTCTACTGTTGAATATTTAAAAAGAACCAATAATACAAGAATTAGACAGGCTTCAATCTTTTCAAGATTATTTAGTGGAAAACCTTTATATAACTTTTTATCTTCCAATGCATCACTTGATACTTCTAATCAACTACCAATCGGTAGACCTACAGCAAATGTTTGTTATTCATGCACTGACACATTAACTTCCAGAATAACTCAAGATAAACCAAAACCTATTTTTTTAACTGATGGTGGGGACTACAAAGAACGTAAGCTTGCTAAAGAAGCTAATAAGTTTATACAAGGAGAATTGTATCGATTAAAAGCATATGAGATTGGTCCACTTTCTTTTAAAGATTCTTGCATTCTCGGTAATGGATTTTTAAAAGTATTTCCTGAAAATGGAAAAGTACAAATTGAAAGAGTTTTAGAAACTGAGCTTCTTACAGATTTTAATGACGCTTATTACAATAAGCCCAGAGAGTTATATCAATTAAAATTAGTTGATCGTGAAGTTATCATGTCTCAATTTCCTAAAAAAGAATCTATTTTAGCTTCTGCTGCTGGTGGAACAGTAGATTCAACTCCAAGGTCTGTTGATACTATTTCAGATCAATTAATTACTGTTGAGGCTTGGCGTTTACCGTCTTCTCCTGATGCAGATGATGGAGTTCATGTTATCGCTTGCAGTGAGGGTATAATTCTTAAAGAGAAATGGAATAAATCAGATTTTCCATTTGTTAAAATATCATACAATACAAATATGGTCGGTTTCTTTTCTCAAGGTTTAATTGAGATATTGATGCCAACTCAAATGGAAATATATCGTCAGTTAATTATTGGATCACAAGCGTTTGAATTAATGGGAACGCCAAAAGTTCTCATAGATGAAATGTCAAAAATATTAGAAACATCATTTAATAATAGAATTGGGACAATTATTAAATATAGAACCACTCCTCCTGAGTTTGTAACTCCAAACTCGATGGCTTCTGATTGGCTTCCATTTGTTGAATGGCTTATTCAAAATGCTTATCAAATGTCTGGTATATCCCAATTGTCAGCAGGTGGTATAAAACCATCCGGTCTTAATTCTGGTGAAGCTCAACGTGAGTACATGGATACTCAAAATGAACGTTTTAACATGCAATCTGAAAGTTATAGAAGAATTTTTGTGGATTTATCCTATAAGATTATTGATTGCGCTAAAGATATTTATGAAGAAACTGGCAAATATAACACTGTTTATCCTGGTAAAGATGGAACAAGTGAAATTGATTTTAAAACCATTAGAAGATTGAAAGATACATTTGTAATTCAATGTTATGAAGAATCTTCACTCCCTAAAGATCCAGCTGGTCGTCAAGCAAAGCTTTCTGAAATGCGAGCAGATGGTGAGATATCTTTTCAAGAGTTTAGAAGACTATCTAATTTTCCAGATCTTGAACAATCAGATCAATTAGCCAATGCATTAGAGGAAAGAATTCTTCATGCATTAGATGAGATTATTGAAAATGGCGATAAAAACTATGCTTCGATTGCTCCAGATTCTTTTATTCTTGACCCTACTGATATGGCATCGACTATTGCTATCCAATATATAAATAAATATAGCGTTACTAATCTTGAAGAAGAGAAAATGGAAGTTCTTACTCAATGGTGGGAACAAGTTCAAAATCTTAAACAAAATTCAATGCCACCGCCTCAAATTCCAACACAACCAACACAGACTCAAGCTTTACCAGTTGTTCCACCGAATGCGTCACTTGCACCATCTAGTGGCGCTCAGGTGTAACTTAAATAAAACAAGAAGAACCCATAAAGAAGGAAATGAAGAACTATGTCTTATGAAATTGAAGCCATGCCAACAAATACGCCCGTAGTTAACCAACAACCACAAACGATGAAAGAAGATAAAGTCATTGATATGTATGCTTCTAGCAATCGTGCTGCTAAAATCGGACAAAAAAGCATTGTTGAGGGTAATGATCCAGTAGAATCAAAGGATACGACTACAGAATCAGTCACATTAAGTCCTCAAGTGGCAGCTCTTGCCCGTAAGGAACAGAAGTTTCGTCAACAAGAACAACAATTGAAAAAGCGCGAATTAGAAGTAGAAGCTAAACTTGCAAAGGCTCAAAAGTATGAGCAATTGGAAGCTAAACTTGCTGCTAAAGATTATTCTGCGCTTGAAGATGTTGCTAATTATGAGGATTACACCAATTACTTGTTGAATAAAGGCAAAGATGAAACGCCTGAACAGGCAGAAATTAAAAGACTTTCTGCTGAGATGCAGGCTTTTAAAAAAGCTCAAGAAAATGATGTTTCTAAACGATTTGAAGCTGCTGTAAACGAAAGAAGAAAAGCTGTAACAAGCTTGGTAGAAAGCAATCCAGATTATTCTAGTATCAAAGAATTGAATGCACAGGAGGCTGTCGTTCAACATATTCTTGATACGTGGGAGCAAGATGAAATTGATCTTTCACCTGAACAAGCTGCTCAGGAAGTTGAAGAGCTTCTAGTTGAGCGAGCTGCTAAAATGGCAGCATTAACTAAATTAAAATCAAAGACTGTAGAATCAGAGGATAAAAAAGCGCTACCTCCTCTCAAGTCTGGAATTAAAACATTAACTAATAATATGGCGGCTACTGGTGAAACAAAGCCGCTTAGAAGTCTAAGCTCATATCCTGAATCTGAACGCTATGCAGAAGCTATGCGAAGGGCTCAGGAAAAACTAAACAAACAAAGGGGATAATTAAATGGGTGCTCCAGCAAATACAAATACAGCTTATTCAAGCGCACAGACAAACGTTGCGACGTTAAAAGAACTATATTCAGATGATGCATGGGTAATGAAAGATCTGATTCTAAACAGAAATCCAGCTCTTGCTATTATGGATAAAGATGAGTCTGAATCAGGAATGGGTGGTAAATACTTTCCAATTCCTTGTTTAACCGATGCGGGCGCAGGTCGTTCTGCTAACTTCGGTAATGCTCAAACTTATCAATCAGCTCCACTTACTGTTGAATTCCAAGTTGGTCGAGTTCAAAACTATTCACTTGCTACTTTAACGGGTGACTTTTTACGTGCATCTGCTCAAAGCATTGGCGCATTTATGCCAGGTGCTGAGTTGAACGTGAAAGCAGCTTTTCAACAATTAGGAAATGATTATGCATTTTCTCTTTTTGGAGATGGCTCTGGAACTCGTGGAACTTATGGATTAGGTGCAGGTTCAATTACAAATGGAGTTATTAAGCTTGATTCACTTTCTCAAGTTTATCAATTTTCAGTAAATATGGCGCTAGTGACATTCAGTGTTTCTGGTCAAACTCCAACACAATCAACTGGTGCAAATCTTGGTTATGTTATTGCAGTAGATACAAGTCTCGGGACCGTGACAGTTTCTGCTACTCAAGGAGGAGCTGCAGGAACTCCTACAGGATGGTCAAGTGCATTCCCATATATTGCTCAAGTTGGTGATGTTAACTTCATCACTAATGGATTAAGCTCTGCAAACATGCTTAAATGGGCAGGTTTTGCAGCATGGATTCCATCTGTTGCTCCATCTGGTTCAGATAACTTTTTTACGGTGAACAGAAGCATTTCACCAACTAAATTGGCCGGATTGCGATTTAATGGCGCAGGGGAGTCAATTCAAGATAGCTTGATAGATGCAGTCAACCAATTAGCTGCAAATGGATCTGAAGCTGGTGACCCAGATTTCATTTTCATTAATCCGGTATCATACCAAACTCTAGTTAAGCAATTAACTGCTCAAGGTGTTTACCAAATGATTAAAGCTAAGATTAATGAAGATGTTTCTATTTCTTTCAAAGCATTGGTTCTTCCAACTGCTAATGGAGAAATCGCTATCCTTCAAGATCGTAACTGCCCTAGCCAACTCGCTTATGTTATTACAAGCAAAACTTGGAAAATTAGAAGCAATGGTAAACTTGCCATGTTTTTAACTTATCCAGGTTTCTATGATCAACTCGGTATTCCTGTTCAAGGAAGTGATGCTATCCAATTGCAAGTTGGAGGTTACAGCAACGTGACCTGCAATGCTCCAGGGGCAAATGCAGTTGTTCAATTAGCTCAATAAAAATTTGAAGGCTTAAAAAACCTTCTTTATGTGCAAAAGGCTCATTCGTTAACTCGGGTGGGTCTTTTGTATTTTCGGACATGTGAGCATTTGCAAAGGGACTCCTTTGCCATTGCTAGACTAGATTCCCTGACACTCTAGCAATGTTAATTTTCAGGGAATAGGAGTCTCATCATGGGATCTAAAGCACTTGGTAATAATGGTGGCAGATTTTATTCTACTTTGAATAGACCTGTTCTAGTTGATTGTAATTTTATTGTAGATGCATCTAACGGAAATGGTTATGGAGTTAGAAGCTTAAAGGGATCTGGTGTAAGCAAGGTTTATATGCATACTACTGCAACTCCAGCAGCAGGAAATCCAAACCCTGCATCTGGGTATGCATTAATTCAATTAGCAAATAATTATAATAGATATGCAGGTGGTTTTTATGGTTTTGGTTCTCCTACTACAGGCAGCACTCTTGCTATTAATGGCTCTGCTTTAACAGTAGGCAATCCATATATTATTGCAAGCGTTGGACATGCAACGGCAGGAACTGTAACCATTGCACCAGTTGCTGATGTTTCTGGTTCTTTAGCATCTACATATTTTACTTTGTTTGATTCTTATGGAAATACATTTGTTATTTGGTTTTCAGTATCAGGTGTTGGATCTGCTCCTGTTGGAGTATCTGGAACATTGGTTCAACAATCAATTGCTACAAATGCAAGCGCTGCAACCATTGGAGCTGCATTAGTATTAACTATTGAAAATCTTCCTTCTGGAATTTCTGGGGTTAATTCATTTACAGCATCTGGAACTACAACCGTTACTGTAGTATCTACTCAAGTTAATCCATATGGACCACTCCCAGGTGTTCCATCTGATGGATTAATTCCAACTGGATTTACTTTTGCAAATGTTGATTATAATACTAATTTAAAGTGTTGGCAATCAGTTGGTTTGCCTGCAGGAATTACTCCGGCGGTAGGTGCAAGCTTTATTGCAACTGCTACAGGATTTTCAACTGGTGGTGGTTCAACTGGAACTGTAATTGCACCAGGCGTATCAGGTATTATGAGCATGGAAGTAGTTGGTGATCCAAATCAATCTTTTGCTCCAATACCAATGGGTGGAAGTCCAAATGTAGGTGGTTGGGTATTGGTTCAACTTCTTAACACTTCAGGAACTCCTACTGCTCCCGCTTCTGGTACTGTTATCGGTATGAGTTTTTATGTTGAAGAAGGATCTATTTTAATTTCTGGTGAATAATAATTTTTAAACTATGGGATGGGGGAATTTCTCTCATCCCATTTTTATAAGGGGAAACATGGTTCCATTTTTACCGCAAAATGTAATTTTACAATCTGGAAATGGTGCAAATTTTCTTTTGTGGGATATTGCTGCAGGAGCCACATCATATAGCATTCAAAGAAGTACAGATGGCGTTAATTTTACAACAATTGGAACAGCTTCAACTAACAATTATTTAGATTCATCGGTAACAGTTGGAACAAATTATTTTTATCAAGTTGCTTCAACAAATACATCTGGAACAAGTTCATATAATCCATCATTTCCTACAAACATTACCCCCTGTTTACCTGGTCAGATTAATCTTGGTTATTTGAGATACATGTCTCAATTAAGAGCAGATAAATTAAATTCTTATTATCTTACAACTGATGAATGGAATTGGAACATAAGACAGAGCGCAAATGTTCTTTATAATATTTTAATAACTCATTGGGGTGAAGATTATTTCTTTGCTCCAAGATTGTCGATAAATCTTACTGGTCAAGATTTTTATGATTTACCGAATGGAGGCAATTATCAAAACACTGATGGATCTTTTCCTCCTGCTTTATTCAAGCTTAATGGTGTTGATGCTAACATTAATGGTGTTGTCACTGGACCTAATGCAGGCTGGGTTCCTTTGGCTCGTTTCAATTGGATTGATCGTGATAAATATACTACTTATCCTGCTCAAGCTGGTGCTTTAAATAATATTTATCAAATGGCCTATAGAATGATGGGGTCACAAATAGAAATTATTCCTCAAAACATTAATCAATATATTCGTTTAAATTATGTGCCTATATTGAAAGACATGCTTAAAGATACTGACATGTTACCATTTTCAATATCTGGATATAGTGAGTTTATAATTAACGATGCTGCTAAAAAAGCCATGATTAAAGAGGAATCTTTAGAGAAATGGAATGCTTTAACTCAAGCAAATGCGGCAATTGTTCAAATGATTGAAGAAAGTGCATCAAATAGAGATTCAGGTCAGCCGAATTCTGTTTCAAACACTCGTGCAAATGTAGGTGATCCAGGATTTTCAAACTGGGGTAATGGCTGGGGCTCAGGTGGTTGGGGTGGAGGAATGTTTTAATGGCACAACCACTGTCTAACAAACTTGATTGGTCTATTGCTAATCCTATATGGGCATCTGCAATCAATCCTGTTTTATCTAACGCTTTAAATAATATTAAGATAATAAATAATGTAAATATTGTTACTGGAACAAACGTTATCAATCATGGCCTTGGAAGATTACAACAAGGTTGGATTATTCTAGACATTGATTCATCTGCTATCATTTATAGATCTGCTCCTTTTAATGATAAAAATTTAATTTTAACTAGTAGTGCACCCACTACTATATCGATTGGAGTTTTTTAATGAGTGTAATTTTACCAAACATGAATTTAATAGTATCTACTATCAATGTAGATTCAGGTTTAACTTGGGAACAAAACATAAATGCAGATTGGTCTATAATTGATCAACATAATCATACAGCTGGTCATGGAACACTCATTCCTGTTGATGGATTAAATATTGCTGCTGATTTAACCTTTCAAAATAACAATGCGATTTTTTTAAGATCAATAAGATTTGAAGAGCAATCTTCTGTTAGTGGGTCATCAGATTTAAGTTGTTTATATGTTTTGATGGATGGAAATCTATATTTCAATGATGGTCTAGGTGATTCTCCAATTCAAATAACAAAAGGTGGAAGTGTAAATGCAACTTCAAGTGGCATTTCATCAGGAACAAATAGCGCATCATTTGTATCAAATGTTTTAGTTGTAAATGAAGCTGCTAGCACTCCTGCAAATATTCAAGTTGGTTCTGTTTTACTTGGGAATAATGTATCTGGAAGTAACTTTTTAACTTTATCGCCTCCATCTTCAATGGCTTCAAGTTATTCATTAACATTGCCATCTATTCCTGCTTCTAAAGCAATTTTGACTGTTGATACTTCTGGAAATATTGCATCTGACACTGCTTATACAACTAAAGTTAATCAAGGAATTAATCCAACTGGTGCAGTAGTTATGTTTGCAGGTTCATCTGCTCCATCTGGTTATTTATTATGTGATGGATCTAGTTATTCAACAACAACTTATGCATCTTTATTTGCCATCATTGGCTATACTTATGGAGGTTCAGGATCTTCATTTAATGTACCAAATACTCAAGGTATATTTGTAAGGGGTGCAGGATCACAAACTATATCAGGTAAAACTTTTTCAGGAACATTAGGCGCACAGAATTTAGATTCTACTTCTGCATCGGGTTTATCTGCTACGTCTTCAGATTCAGGTCACGCTCATACTGTTGCCGCTTATCACTCCACTTCTTTTGCTGGTTCACAAACAGATCCACCACAGCAAGCAACGACTTCAACTTATCAGCCTTATAATACTGCAACCAGTTATGCAAATATCACAACTTACGTTAATTCTATCTATACTGAAACAGCTCCAGGCAATATAGCATTAAATTACATCATTAAAAGTTGAGGGTTAATGAATAAACAAAGTGTATTTATCAATTTTGGAAAAGGTCTAGATACTAAGACAGATCCTTGGCAACTCCAAGTTGGTAGCTTTTTATCATTAGAAAACACTGTATTTGATAAAGGTGGATTGCTTCAAAAAAGAAATGGATATGATAAAATTTCTGTTTTAAATCCTGTAAGTTCTTATTTAACTACTTTAAATAATAATTTAATTTCTATAGGTGATTCAGTGAGTGCTTATTCATCAAGCACAAATCAATGGATAACAAAGGGAACTCTTCAACCTTGTTCTTTAAATACATTGCCTTTAATAAGAAATAATTTAAATCAAGTACAAAATGATACTGCAATTTTAAATGGATTAGTTTGTACGGTTTATACACAAACAAACAATACAACTAGCGCAACTATTACGTCTTATATGTATGCAATAGCTGATGCAGTTACAGGACAAAATATTGTTGAACCAACTTTAATACCTGCATTATCTGGTGGTGTAATTAGTGGATCATCAAGAGTTTTTGTTTTGAATAATTTATTTATTATAGTTAGTCAGGTTATTGTATCAGGAACTACTTATTTACAATATTTTTATATTCCTTCACTGAGTCCTGTAATATCTGGAACCAATACACCAAATTCATCTACACCTAAAGAAGTATGCTCTATTTCTTATGCTCCATTGTCGAGCAATCCTGGGTGGGACGGTGTTTCATGTCCTGATAATAATTGTTTAATGTTTGCTTATAACACTACATCAGGTGGTCAAGGTGTAGAAGTTGTATGTCTTACTCAAGGACAAATTTCAGCAAATCAAACCAGTTCAATTACTTTTAAGTTTTCATCTACTGATTATGTAGCAAATTTAATGTCAGTATCTGTTGATTTGATAATTCAACCGAATATTTTTTATATTTGTTTTTCTAATACATCAGAAACTACATTGTTTGTTGGAGCTGTTGATTTAAGCGGTGGAATAATATATCAAAAATTTGCACCAAATGCATCTGGTATGACTGGAACTCCTATCAATATAGCATCTGCTGTTTCAAATGATGTTTGTTCTGTTTTTGTTGAAAATTACAATTATTATTCCTATGATTCATCAATACAATATAGTTTTATACAAGTAACAACAATTGATTCAACTGGTACTTATGGATCTGTGTTTAATTCAATAAATGGGCTTGGATTAGCAAGTAAAGCATTTGTCATAAATGAAACTGTCTATTATTTAGCAACCTATCAAAGCACTTATCAACCTACTTATTTTTTAATAAATGGATCATTAAGTACTTCATTAAGTCCTGTGATAACAGCAAAACTTGCTTATGAAAATGGCGGTGGTTTTGTAACTTTAGGGCTTCCATCTGTGACGATTACAGATAATGTTGCGCAATTAAGTTATCTTTATAAAGATTTGGTTGAGTCATTGAACACATTGAATAATACCACACAAACTACAGCGGGTGGTATTTACAGCCAAACTGGTATCAATTTGTGTTCATTTACTATTGGAACTTCTTCAATTGATTCTGCAACCATAGCAAATAATGTGCACATTTCAGGTGGTTATTTAAGTATGTTTGATGGTTATTTACCTGTAGAACATAATTTTTTCTTATGGCCTGATTATGTAGAAGCGACATATACAGAAGTATCTACAGTTACTCCTACTGGAACAACTACATCAGGATCTAATATAATTACTTCTGTATCTAGTGTAACCGGTGTTTATCCAGGCATGACAATTACAGGAACAGGTATTCCATCAGGGGCGACTATTGTTTTAGTTGGATCTACTACAATTACAATAAGCGTTTCTGCAACTGGAAGTCATACATCTGAAACATTAACCATTCAGGGAAATATAGCTGCTGTACCAACTGGTGGCGTTGAAGGTGGTCAAAATTATGCTTATATGGTGACATATGAGTGGTCTGATAATAATGGATTAATTTATAGATCGGCTCCATCTATTCCAGTCTTTGTAACTACAGCAGGGACAGGAACAACAGGTTCAGTAACAATTCATGTGCCTACTTTAAGAGTTACACAAAAGACAGCTAATCCCGTAAAAATAGTTATTTATAGATGGAGTGAAAACACTCAAGTTTATAATCAAGTTACTTCAATATCTTCTCCATTATTAAACAATACAAATATAAATTCGGTTTCGTTTGTAGATACTCTTCCAGATTCACAAGTTGTAGGTAATAACATTATTTACACAACTGGTGGAGTGGTTGAAGACGTGAATGCATCTGCAACCGATATCATGACATTATTTGACACTAGACTTTGGATTGTAGATTCTGAAGACAGAAATCTTTTATGGGTTAGTAAGCAAGTTGTTGAAAATACTCCTGTTGAAATGAGTGATTTATTTACAATTTATATTGCTCCAAACACAGGAACGGTTGCATCAACTGGTCCAATAACCGCTCTTGCTCCAATGGATGATAAGTTAATTATTTTTAAAGAAAATGCAATTTATTATATCAATGGTGTTGGTCCAAATGATTTAGGGACTACTTCTACAGGATGCTCATTGGGTAACTATAGCAATGCAATATTTATTACTTCAGTAGTTGGATGCAATAATCAACAGTCAATTGTTTTAACTCAAGATGGTTTGATGTTCCAATCAGATAAAGGGATATGGTTACTTGGTAGAGGTTTACAAACGTCTTATATTGGAGCGCCTGTTCAGCAATATAATCAAAGCATAGTAAACAGTGCCAATGTTATACCTGAAACAAATTACGTCATTTTTACTTTAGATACTGGCGAAATGCTAATGTATGACTATTACTATCAACAATGGGGTACATTTAATGGAGCATCTGCTTTATCAAGTTGTATTTATAATGGACTACATACAATAGTAAATTCTTATGGAGATATTTTACAAGAAACTCCAGGTAAATATTTAGATGGTTCTAATCCTGTATTGATGAGCTTTTCAACATCGTGGATGAATATAGCTTCACTTCAAGGATATGAAAGATTTTATGATTTCTATTTACTTGGAAAGTATTTAAGTCCCCATTTTTTACAATGTCAAATTGCATATGATTATAATGATTCGATTGTTCATCAAGTATTGGTTCAGCCTAAAAATTTTAGTCAATCAACTCCTGGACCTTTTGGTATTCCAACTCCTTTTGGGTCTCCTGGGAATAAAGAACAGTCTAGAATACATGCTAAACAACAATTATGTGAAAGTTTTAAATTAACAATTACAGAAGTTTTTAATCCTGCTTACGGAACTGTAGCTGGTGCTGGTTTTACAATGAGTGGAATAACTTTAAATCTTGGAATCAAGAAATCTACTAGACCGATTTCTGAAACCAATCAATATGGACTATCTTGAGGATAATAATATGGATAATGGTAAAAAATTAGCTTTTATACAAAAAATGACAAAACAAACTTTAGATCACATGAAAGATCATCCTGATATGATCGAATCAGATGGTCAAATGTCTCATGATAAAAAAATGGCATTTATAGCAGCAATGGCAAAAAATGGATTAGAACATTTTGCTAGTGGTGGTTTATTTGGTGGGGTTTCTTCTCTTTTAGGAACAAATAATACATATCAAAATCAGAATGGACCTACAGGAGAACAATTAAATAATGCTGCAACTGGGGTTAATGCAGGATTAAATAATCAGCAAACATTTTTAAACGAAGCTGCAAATCAAAATGGATTCAACAATCAAAATACTGTTTTTAATCAACAAGAAAATCTAGCTAATCAGCTTCAAAATACTGCAAATGGACAAGGTCCAAATGTTGCTCAAGCTGCTTTAAATCAAAATACAGGACAGAATATTGCACAGCAAGCTGCGCTTAATGCTGGAATTAGAGGATCCGGATCAAATGCTGGTTTAATTGCACGTGAAAATGCACAACAAGGTGCCGCAACCGAGCAAGCTGCCGTAGGACAAGGTGCAACGCTTGAAGCTCAACAACAAATTGCTGCACAACAAGCATTAGCTGCACAACAAGCTCAATTACAAAATGTAGCACAAAATCAAATTAACACGCAAAATCAAGCTACTACTGGGTTGACTGCTGCTCAATTACAAAATCAACAATCTTTAATTGGAGCAAACGAACAACAAAATGCGATTAATGCAGGTGTTGCTCAAAACAATGCAAATACCAATGCATCTATTGTTGGAGGGTTGATTGGTGGTGCATCTAAAGTTGGAGCTGCTGCCGTTGGTTTTCGTGGTGGTATGTCTGATCATCTTGATAAAGTTGCAAGAATTCATTATCCAGAAAAGTTTTCAATGGGAGGATTATTGAATGAAAAACAAGGTGGTAAAATTCCAGGAAAACCCCAATTTAATCATGATACTATTAAAAATGACGTGATGCCTGCTATGCTTTCAAAAGGGGAATTAGTGGTTGATTTGGATACTATGAATGATCCTGGACCTTTAGGTAAAATGGCTAGAGAACTAGCAAAGCACATTGAAGCAAAGAAGGGTAAAAAGAAATGAAACCATTAACTTTAAATATATCTAAAATGAAAAAGATTTCTGGTGATAAAGACAAATCAACTTTTTTACATCCTGAAGGCCACACTATAACAATAGCGCATTCAAGATTACCTCATATTCAAAGAAAACAAATTGAAAAAATACCGATTGATACCGAAAAATTGCCACATCTTTATGGTGGTACTGATGATGCTGAGCCAGTTAATTCAAGTAATTATGCTCCAAATTATGATGTTGAGCGACAAGCTGCAATTAATATGAATAACAACATAGATCAAGCATCTGTTGATTTTCAGAATAAATTAAGAGCAGATAAAGGCGTTCCTGCAATTGAAGATAAAACTGATAATACACAAAATGCAGATTATAAAATGGGGCCAGATAAAACCGTTATAGCTACTGATGAAGATGCAGATAAAGTTAAGGAATTTATGCAAAAATCATCAGGAGATGAGCCTGATGAAGAAATGGGATCAAATCAAGGCATAACACCAAAATCACCATTAATTAACAATGCTAATAATTCAATGAGCAATTCTGCTCAAAATCAATCAGTTCAAAATAATTATCAACCACCACAAAAAAGTCTTGATGAAGAGTTAGCAGAAAATGCTAAAAATCAACAAGATATTGCAAATAGAACTAAAGTTGCTGATGATAATTTAAAAAATCTAGTTTCAATTGAGCCTAACAGGTTATGGCATAACATGGATACAAGTCAAAAGGTTGGTACTGCTATCGCTATGGTTTTGGGTGGATTGGGTGCTGGTTTAACTCATGGTAAAAATGAAGCTGCTGAATATTTTGATAATGCGATTAATAGAGATATTGAATCGCAAAAAAATGATAACAGTAATAAAATAAATTTATGGAAAATGCATAGAGAAGGATTAGGCAGTGAAGCTGCTGCTAATCTTCAAACTAAAAATGATCTTTTACTTGCAGCTCAAGTTAAACTTCATGAACAAATGGGAGAGCTTCCTGGACCAATGGCAAACCAAAGAGCTTTGGCATTAAATCAAAAACTTGAAGAAGAAAGACAGTTGAACAAAATAAAGCTTGATGCTTTTAAAAATGTTAATTCATCTAGTTCAAATCCAAATGGATCTAGTGAAGAAGCTTACTTAAATAAATTACAAAATCTTCAAATGATTGCGCCTGAATTGCACAAAGATGCACAGGCAAAATATATTCCTGGAATAGGTGTGGCTCAACTTCCAGTGGATGAGAAAATGCATGAATCACTTCAACATTTAGATGCTCTTGATAATAAGCTTGATAAAGCAATTAACTTTGCTAAAAAAGTAGGGACTACTTATCCACTTACAGAGCACAACCAAGAAGCGAATGACCTTCAAAATAGTATTCAGCTTGATATCGGAAAAATACATGATCTTAATAGAATTAATGAATGGGAAGCTAAGAAATACGAAAAGATGATCGGCAATCCTGGACAAATTAGATCTGGTACTGCAATACAATCATTTAAAGATCTTAAAGATGAAATCAGAATGAAACGTCAAGCTACTTTAANTGGGTTACATGTCACTCCATTTAGCAATTCACGTATTAGCTCTACAGGTGAATCAGCTCCAATTAAAATAGGTCGAGATGGTAAACAATATTATCAAAAAGGTAATTATATGATTCCGGTGGGACAATGAGCGATCAAATACCATTAGGGGCAATACCAGTAGATGAATTTCAAGAAGCACCACAAGCAAGTGCACCACCAGTGCCAGGCGCTATTCCTGTTGATCAATTTGAAGAAGAGGGTGAACTACCTAATGAACTTAAAAAGTATGGATCAACTGCTGAACAAGTAAAAGCAGGATTAGAAGAAGCTGCAAAAGCTGGAACGCTTGGATTATCAACGGCAATAGAACGTGGGTTTGGTGCAAAACCAGAAGACATTCAAGGCCGTGAAGCTGCAAATGAGATATTGCATCCTAATTTAAAAACAGCAGAAAATGTTGCNGGGTTTGCATCTTCTGCGCTTATTCCAGGATTAGGTGAAGCTAATATAGTTAGTGATATAGGTCATGGTGCTCAGGCATTAACTGGTTTAGGTGTTGAGGGTGCTGGTGTTCTTAGTCATATGGGTGGCATGGCTGCAAGAATGGGTGCTGAAACTGCACTTATGCAATCTGGTGATGAAGTATCAAAATATTTTGCTGGAAATCCTGATAACTCTCAAACGGCATTAGCGAATATTGGATTATCTGGTTTAATTGGTGGAGTAGTTGGAGCGCCACTTGGAGCAGTATCACCATTATGGAAAGCTGCTAAAGGGACTGAATTAGNGCAAAAGTTATTTGAAGCTAAAGATTCAATGCTTAATAACGGTATNGGTGGCTTTGCTAAAAAACTACTTTCTACATTAGGCGGAGTAGATGAGAAAAATATTAATGAATATATTCTTGATCGTGAAGGAATTAATTCTACACCTGAAAAACAACAAATTTATGATCATTACCTTCCACACATTGAACAAATTCATTCTGATTTAGCAGAAAAGAAAATAAGCGCAAACGAAGCTGCTGATGCACTTAAAGAAGTTGAACGTAATTTTAAAAACGATTTAACACAGAATAAATTTGAAGCCACCATCGCAAACAATACCGCTAAACAAGCGATGAAGACTGCGACCACAGAGCTTTTAGCTAAGGCTCAAGAGGATGCGATTAATTCAGCTCCAACGGTTACACAGGCTTACAATGAACTATTTCAAAATGCGATTCAAAAAAGTAAAGAATCGTTTCATTTGGTTGAAAATAAAGAAGTATCTTTAAAAGACTTTTTTGAACGTGGTCAATCATTAATTGATGATGTTAGAAAAGGTAAAACAGATAACGCTGAAAAAATTGCAGATAATTTAGATAAATTTTTGGTTAATGTTGGAGAGAATAATCCAGAAAAAATAGCTAAAGGCGATCAAGTTAAAAAAATGATTCAAGCTCTTGATCGAGATTCTAATTATAATTTAGAATCATCTCCTTTTGATAAAGGGATGTCTGGATATTATAAACAACTTAGATATGAGCTTGATAATGCTTTAAAGAAAGCATCTCCTGAATATGCTAGGGCAATGGAGCCGATCGCAAGTGATTTTCAATTAATTAATAAGCTTGGACGGTATGGTGATGAAGTTTCAGCGTCTAAGAAAATTAATTCATTAAAAAATCCTGTTAACTTTAAATACGAAATTCCTTTGCTTGAACAGTTAGAACAAAAAACAGGTTATAACTTTACTAAAAACATCAAAACTTTTGCAGATAAAGACATTAAAGATGCTATGATAAAAGCACTTCCAGAATATGCGGAAGCTTCAAAAACAGCTAATATTTTAACCGCTTTAAAAAATCCTGAAACCATGAGGGCATTAGAAGAGGCTGTAGCGAATACTCCTGAATTTAAAGCACATCAACAAGCGATGAATGAATTAAAAGACGCTTTAGTTGATAAAGAAAACTTACATGGATTAACACCTACTAATCTTGAAAGTAAATTGAATGCAGCAATGCGTGGAACTCGTAACGTAGAAAAGGCAATAAAAAATTTGCCTGCGTATGAAGATAAATCTCTTAATGAAGTATTAGAAAAGTTAAAAGTAAAGCAAAGTTTACAAGGAGGCAGAACAAATGGATCTAAAAACGTTAATTTGTTTGGCGGTATTCTTGGCGGTTTGGGTGGATTATTGGGAGGACATGTTTTAGGTGGTATCGGTGTTGGGGCTGCCGTTGGTTCTTACATGGATAAACACGGTGCTGATGTAGTTAAAAAAGTCTTAGATTTTTATATTGATCATGCTGATCTTCAAAGACTCACTAATGTATCAGATAAAGGAATTTTAAGATCAGCGCTTGCAAAAGTAATTGATCATGGTGGGGATATTTCAGCTAACGGATTTAAATCAATGGTTCAATCCATGAGTCAATCATATCAAGGTAAAAAAATCATTGATCAAAATTCAAAATCTTTATTTAAAAAAGAAAAATTAAAAACTTTAGATATACCTAATAAACAAACAGTAAAACTTGATGATAAAATTAAACAGATTCAGGATAACCCAGATGAATTATCAAAAATTGCAAATGAAATTCAATACTATATGCCTGAACATGGTCAATCATTAAATAATTCAGCAATCAGTGCAATTTCTTATTTAGTTCAATCTAGGCCTAAAAATGCTCAAGCAATGCCTTTTGATAAGAAAATTTTACCAAATAAAATGCAAGAAAATGCATATAATAGAAAACTTCAAATAGCAGAAAATCCTATGATTATTTATGAGCACATTAAAAATGGAACTTTAATCAATCAAGACGTAGTTGCGATAAATTCAATGTTTCCAGGGCTTGCTAATCAAATGAAAAGCTCTATTCAACAAGAAATGATTCAAGCTAAAAATGATAAAGTTCCTTTTCCTTATCATCAGATGAATACAATCAGCATGTTTATTGGTGAACCGCTTAATTCAAGTCAGACACCTCAAGGAATTCAATCAATCTTGATGGCATCAGGAAATCAATCAACTCCTGAAACCGGACAAAATAAAGCAAAAAATAAAGCAACGGGTGTACAAGTAAAATCTATGGATAAAATAGCCGCACTTTATCAGACACCATCACAAGCAAGAGAAGCAAACAGAAAGGCTTAATCGGATACAGTAGCATCTTTATAAAGCCCTGGGATTAGCACCCAGTTAACCTTATTTAGGAGCCCTGACGATGAGCGGTAAAAATCAATTTCCAAATACATATAATTTTCAAACAACTTCACCAATACCTACTTTATTGCCAATGCCAGCAAATCAAACTGGTTCGATTCCATCGGGTGTTGTTGCCGGAACGATGACAGGAACAACAACAATTTATTCAAACATTTTAGACGTTTCAAAAATGGATAACATTGGTCTTGAGGTAAATTGGACTGGAACGCCTACCGGAACAATTCAAATTATGGCTTCAAATAGTGGCGTTAATTTTTATGCTTTAACATTTAATCCAGCGTTAGGACAGCCTTCTGGTTCTGCTGGTGGTTATACAATAGATATAAATCAATTTCCTTTCAAATACATAATGATTCAATACACCAACTCATCTGGAACAGGTTCATTAACTGTTTATGGTCAAAACAGAGATTTAAACTAAGGAGTTACTTTGTCTAACTATGTATGGCCTTTTCAGACTGGAAGCGGTGGAAGTGGAATTTCAACAATAGTTGGATTAAACGGTATTGGTGTATCTACTGTTAGTGGTACATCGACACTTTCTCTTGGTGCGATTACGCCGACAAGTTTACAGACAAATGATATTTATTACCCCGCCGGCCTTGGTGGAAATGTAGCAATAAGTTTAAATACTTATTTTATAAATTCTCCTGATGGCGCCCATTTTATAGATCTTTCTAATAGAAGAATAGAAAATGATTCTGGTGTTGTTGTGGCTGATTTTTCACTTAGTACTTTGCACGATAATTCGAATATTGATTCCTTGGATTGGCAAAATCGTTATCTTCAATATTCTGGTCAAACATCATTAGATTGGGGAAATTATTATACAATAGATTCTGCCGGAAACACCTCTATCGATTGGAATAATAGGCTTCTTACTCTTGGTGATAATTCTACGGTCGATTGGTATAATTGTTATTTACAAACAACAAGCGGTATCGGAACAGTAAATTCTGTCGAGTGGGCAAATTTTACTCTTTACGATAGTTCAAACATCCTTGCTCAAAATTGGTTATCGAGACAATTATTTGATACTGGTGGAAATGGTTCTGTTGATTATAATAATCGACTTTTATTTGATTATGAATCTGGAAATCTTTATCCGACGGTTTATTTCGGAACTCAAGGTGGCACTGTACCGCTTGCATTATTAGATTCAAACGGCGTAAGCCTTGAATGGGATAATAGATTCCTAGCAGATAACGGCGGAGAAGTTTCTCTTTTTTGGAACAATAGAACATTGGTTTACACTGATGGAACCACTATTGTTGCAAATTGGGGCGCGACGATTTTAACTGACTATACAAATGGAAATAGCAGTATTGATTGGACCAATCGAAATTTATACGACCATAACGGTAGCCAGTCTATTTTATATGATTATAGATATCTCATTGATTCAAGCGGAAATATTGGCATAGATTGGGACAATAGGGTTTTAGTAGATGCTGCAGCGAACGGTTCTGCTGATTGGAACAATAGATTATTATATGACAGCACTGGGCAAAATTCAATAAGGTGGGATAATAGAATCACTTATGATTCTAGTGGTAATGAATCAATTGATTACAGCAATAGATTTCTAGTAAATTCAGGAACAGCGGGTGATCCTGCTCAAACTCCATCTTTAGATTGGCAAAATAATTTATTAATTACTACCGCTCAAGGTGCGCCAACCACTTCAGTAGATTGGTATAATTGTTATTCATACGATCAAGTAAATGGATATTTAAGTATTGATTGGAACTCAAGAATTCTTTATGAAAGCAACGGATCTACACCGATTTTAAATTGGTCAAATGCAGCGGTTCAACTTCCATATCTTGCTCTTTCTGGAAGCTATGCGCTTTATGCGGACTCATCGAATAATGTTCTAGCTTCATCGGTTACTCTTGCTGATTTAAATACTCTTCTTGGGATTAATACAAGTACAACAATACAAGCTCAAATTAGCGCAATTTCTGCAGGTATTTCTTGGAAAAATCCTGTAACTGCTGCAACTACATCAGCTTTGCCTACAAATACTTATAACAATGGTTCAAGTGGTGTTGGTGCAACATTAACTGCTTCTTCAAACGGTGCATTTCCCACTGTTGATGGACAGACCGTTTCGTTGAATGGATCTGTTTTAATTCAAAATGAATCTACACAATCACATAATGGTATTTATACTTTAACCACAGCAGGAAGTGGATCAACTGCATGGGTATTAACAAGGAGATCTGATTCTAATTCTAGTTCATCTTTAACTGGTGCTACCTGTAGCACTCTTGGCGGCACTACTTATCCAGAGGGAACAATATTTACTCAACAAGCAGTAAGTCCAACTGTTGGAACTACCGCAATTACATTTGTTGAATCAGCAACGGGTGTTTATTCAGCAAGTGGTCAAGGTATTACATTAAGCGCAGGAGTTTTTAGTCTTCAGTTAGATGGATCAACACTTTCACAATCTGTGAGCGGTGTAAAAGTAGCTACTGGGGGAATTACAAATAATGAAATAAATTCCACTGCTGCGATAGCTTTTACAAAACTCGCAGCACAAACAGCTTATTCTATTCCTGCGGCAAATAGTTCAGGATTTTTAGCAAGTTCTCCACTTTATTATAATGGTGGTTATTTTGGATTTAATACCAATGCGCCCACTAATACAATAACACTTGGAAGTACTTCAAATGGTATTGCTGCATTTAATACTTCAGACCAAACTACAAACTTTGCAAGCGTGACTTCATCATGGCAAAGTAGCATTTACAACATCGTTTCAGCGGCAGGTGGTACCGTAACAAATCCTTTGCCAATTCAATTTTCTCTACAATCTACAACTGGAAGCACGGGGTATCGTCAATTCACAATTTACGATGTTACTGGAAGACCATTTACTGGCGCTGGTATTTTTGATTTTACAAATTTAAATTCAAGCGTTGCAGGAGCTACAAATGCAATGCGGGGAATTTATTCTGGATCTAGTACTTTTCAACAAACATTGGGAATTTATCCCACAGTAAATCAAAGCTCGACCGCTTCTTTCTCTGGCTTTTACATGTCTCCATACATTCAAACAATTGGAGGGAGCACCCTTAATCTTGATTTGGGTTATAATAGCGCCGCAAATAACAGCGGAACTCACACGCAAACTTTTTCAGTAGATTATCATGGTGATGTTGTAATCGGTAATACAGCTTCATCAGGAATAACTTTATTTAATACCTCTGATAGATCTACGAATTACGAAAAGCTACAGGCATATTGGAATAGTAATATTTTTAAAATAGGAACTTCAGCCGGTGGCACCGGAACTACTAGATCAATGCAGTTCTTTAGTGGAAACCGTGTTCTGTCTTTTAATGCTTCAGTATCTTCAACGGTGGGAGTTTTTGATTTTAATCACGGAAATCCTGGTGCAGCATTAGGTAATTCTAATGCATATACATTAACTGGAAGTAATTCTGCTAGTACTGGNATATTTTCNGAATTTGCATTATTNACNCAATCATCTCAAACAAGCACAGCAACTTGGAGGGGGATGTGGGTTTCACCTTATTTGGCTAGTCTTGGCGGTACTGCAAATCTATTAGTTGATTTAGGAACCAACACAGCTGCGAATGGCGCTGGAACACATACGTCTAAATTCACCGTGGACATTAGTGGTAATTCAGTGGGGAATACTCACGCAAATAAATCATTAGCATATTCTACACTCCCAAGTAGTCCGTTAACAGGAATGCAAGCCGTAATCACAGACTCAACGGTGAACACATGGGGAACTACTGTTACCACAGGCGGCGGTTCTTATACGGTAATGATTTGGTATAACGGTAGTAATTGGAAAGTTTACGGAGCATAAAGCGTGAATCTAACTCACATGTTTTATGTTTTTAAATAAAAAGAGTTGAAAGGAATTTTATGATTTCATTTAGTCCAGCGAATACATTAGATAATGGTGGTCAAATTAGTGAAGCAGTTGTTACAAGTTTATCTTTTAATCCAACTACATTAAGATTAAGTGGCATTATTTCAGCTTATTTTGATTCTACACATCAAGCATCTGGTAAACCAATGAGAACATACCAAATAAATTCATCAATCACACAAGCTCAATCTGTTGGTAACTTAATTGCTTTGTTAGAAAGTTTAGCAATTGCAAAATATCCTGATTTACAAGGTGGAACTCAATCATAATTTATGAATGAATATCATTTTGGAATATTTGAAATATCAATATCTTTAATTAGCGCAATATTCTGGTTTGCTAGACTAGAATTTAACAGTGCTCAAAATAGAAAAGATATTGCTATTTTATGGTCTAAACACGATGATTTAACCAGTGAACTAAAACTTATTAGATCTTCATTGAATCGCATTGAGGGTGTTTTAAGTGTACAATTTAAGAAAGAGGAATAAAAAATGTTAGTACAAATCGCAACTTTCGTATCAAATTCTTTACCAGCTCAAACATCAATTGTGGCTATTGTTTTGGAATCAGTTTTAAGATTGGTGCCATCACAAAAACCTTTATCAATTATTTACGGAATCGGATCTGCACTTGATCAGCTTGCTAAAATCTTTTCTGGGATTGCGGCGTTTACTGATAAAGTACTTCCACAAAACATTTCTAAATAATGCCTACTTTAATTTTAGATATAATTAACGAGGGTCTGAAATTCATCGATGCTAAACAAGCAACGGCGATTCAGATCCGCGTTTTAAATTTGAGGAGTGATTGGGATGCAGAACTTGCAAAAGGTGATAAAAGGGACGACGCCCATTTGGATATGCTTACTGATGAGTTGCTCCAGCTTGGCCAACTATTTCTTACCTCAATTAAGTCAGCGTCACCTACGAATCAGTCTTGATGGCCCCTACACAGAATACCGTTGGTATGAAACCGTATGTGTGAAAAAGTTCCTTGGCCTTTGTATCAATCATAATGACATTGAGCATATCGAAAAAGATTTCGATTTTACAAAGGCTGATGACCGAGCAAAATTTAATTCAATGAATTTTGACTGCTCTGTCAGGGAGCGTCCATGAATTTTACATTAAAGCGTGATGATAAATGCAAAGATGGTGTTTTTGGTGGATTATATGATGAAGAAGATAAACTTTGTTTTCACACGCTTGAGCATTCTTATGGAGATACTTTTGAACCGAAAGTCCCTGTAGGTGTTTATAAATGCATAAGAAGATTTTCACCAAGATTTAAGACTAATGTATTTATGTTAACTGATGTTCCAGGATGTGATTTTATTGAATTTCACACAGGAAATTTCTTAGAAGACTCGCATGGTTGTATTTTATTAGGACTTCATAAGTCTATCAATAAAGAAGGTATAAAAATTATACTTATGTCAAAAGATGCATTTCAATATTTTATGAAGATGCAAGATGGATTAACTGAGTTTGAGTTAACGGTTATAGATTTGCCCAGGTAGCTTAACGGTAAAGCGACTCATAGGGGCACCTATGTCAAGATGGTGTTCGATTCACCCCTGGGTGCCATTCTCCGCGCTTTCGATTTGTTTGAGTGCATTTATTGCTGTTTCGTAGTCAAAATAATCGCCATACCACTTTTCACCCTTTTCATCCATAGAATGCGTTTCCGGGTCAGCGTATTTTTTTAATGCTTTAATAGAAATCTCAAGCTGCTTTTTTAGCTTTTCAATCTCATTCTCAAATTTTTGTGATTTATCAAAATAATAATCTGCCCATTTTCTTTCTGATTGGCATTCAGAAGCAAGTTCTCTATCTAATTTTCTATTTTCAAATTTTAATTGATTATTTTCTGCTTTTAGCTTTTTAATTTCTTGACTGCTAAGATATTCAATCTCCGCTTTTTGAATGCAAGCGTTTTTTAGCTTGTCTCTTAACTCTTCAATCTCCGCCTCGGCTGCTTTAAAACCTGCTTTATACGCATCACAAACTTGATTGGCACTGTATTTATTATCGTCGTCAGAATCTAAGTTTACCCAATAATTTTCTGCTTTGTGTGTTAATTCATCAACGCCCGTTTTGGTGGTGCTCATTTTAAATTTCTCCCCGTAAAAAAATAATAGATTAAACATGGAATAAAACGCAGGCAAAGTTGAAGCTTATTATATTTTTTCATACCTCGCCGCCTTTAATTTTCTGCAACGCCCATTTCACAGCATCAACAAAAGCTTGACCGCGATCTTTATTTGAAAATTGATGATTTTTACACCACAAAAGCGCGGCCTCTTGAATCTCTTCCTCACTTATCAAAGGCTCGGGGATCACTTCGCGACAATGGATTGATTCTTCGCTCTCGTCTAGCACTGGTTTTTCATCCCATGCTTCGTAACAACTGATGTCTGAGTATCTGTGGTATGGTTTGTCTATAATCCAAAATTCCATAGGTGCTTTTTTCTCGCTCATCCCTCACGCCCTTTCATTTTCTCCAACGCTGCCCGATAACCGCTGTAAAAATCATAGCTCTCATCATGATAAGGACATGAGCCTGATTCAAAATAAAAACTAGACGGATCACAATTGCACTCTTTATTTGCTAAATGTATTTTATATGCTTCATCAATTTCCTCTTCACTTATCAAAGGATCGGGGAGCACTTCGCGAACAACTGCAACTTCCATTTTTGGGTCTACTTCAAATGGTTCATCGACAAGCCAACCTTCGTAAATAATGTTGCCTGAACCAATGACTACATTCCACTGTCGTGCTTTTTTCTCGCTCATAAAACAGCCTCATAAGTAGATTCAAAAACATCAGGTTTACATGGGTAAATTTCACCTTTTACACCTGTAATAATCCAATCTTTAGGGCAAACAATATGACCACCTTCTAATGTGTCAATCCATCCATGCCAGTGCATTATAGTACCGCAATGCTTGCATGGGTTTTGACCATCCAATTCTGGTGTACGATAGTAATCAACATCACGTTCAACACCTTCAACATAAGGCGATACTTCAAACCACTGATATGCTTCAATAACTACTGGTTTCTTTCTATATTTCATTCTATGCTCCTTAAAAACTTATGTGCTCTTTCATGTGCTTTATTTCCACTTATGTAATTTTCATCGCAAGTTAAATCAACAATTACATTCAAAGCTCGCTCGTAGCTTTCAATTAAATTCCCACAAAAAAGCATTAACGCTAAAACTTGTTCAGCATCATCGAAAATATCGTTAGGGGCATTTGTGTTTAAAAATTCTTTCAACTTCTCAAGCTCTTCTTTTTTCATGACTCACCCATTTCTTTCAAAAACTCGCGGGCTCTGCGTCCACCGATACCGCAAACAAAATCAGGTTGATCTGTATAGTATTTACAACCAACATCGCTAAAAGTAATGCAGTCTTTTACATCATACTGGTATTTGTAAAACTTCCAATTATCTCTATCAGCATAGAATTTTATCACCTTCAAAGCCCGATCAAGCTTCCTTTTCAGTTCCTCAATTTCATTATCCCTCTTCACTAACAAACGCATCAACCTTTGAGCGTCGGTGTCTTTAACGGCATCAATCTTCGCGCCTGAGACTTCGCAGTATTTCGTCATTTTAAAACTCCTTCAAGATTAGGCTTAACAAATTTACCAAAATAAAAAAGTGCGCTAGGTGCGCCGCCTGTCCATTTTTGTTTCACTCCACTTTTTAAAAATGAAATTCTACCCTTAATAAAATAAACATGATCAACTTCATTTAAAAGTTTTTGACACCATTTTGTATCTGTTCTAGCAAACAATAAAGCAATTCCATTTCTATGATCAATAAATTTATCAACCCATTTTGAAGCTTCAGAATATGGAGGATTCATCCATACACGGCCAAACCAATTAATATGAAGGCCATGGTCTTCATTTATAAACTTTGCAGTGTTGTGCTTTTTGTTACCACAAGGATCAAGATCAAACTCACCAAGTGAGCGGATAATTTCCAATGGTGTCCACCAATCGTCTGTAGCTCCTTTGTTTGGTGTTTCATGTCCTGCCATGCCACTCATTCATCACCTTCATTATCTTTTCTATTCCTATTAAAATTACTCATTGAAGCTTCAAATGAAGCTAATGTAAGAACAAGCCAACAAGTAGATATAATCCAATGTTCGTAAACAAATTGCATTATTTTTCACCTTCTTTATCTGGGATTTCGTAAGTGTGGATTAATTTGTGATTTACGTTAATAAAATATTTTTCTGATGCAGAGTCAGCTTTTACCTCATAAATAAAATCATTTATTGAAATATATTTATTAATCTTCATTTTTTCTTACCTCCACACGTGCATACATAAATCAGACATGATGGCTCGTGAGTCATTCTTGTTCCCTTGGTAAATTTCTTATATATTCATCAGCTTCTTCACTACTCATCTTTTTTTCATTAATTAAATAAACTTTAAAATCTTTTAAATTCATAATTATTTCATTTGGATTACCGCAATGTTTAAGATTAACACTTAAAGCATCTTGAATAAGATCATTTAAGAATTTATTAATCTTCACAACTTACTCCTATAATCAAACACAAGCCCAAACTTCTTCATTTTAAAAATAAGAGCAGTGCGCTTGATGTTGAGATAATTTGCAGCTTGGGTTACGTTTTTAGATACGCTAAAAGCTTCTTCAATGAGTAGCTTCTCATATTTAAATAGTTCTTGTTTAAGGTCGATCATTTAAAAAACTCTCTAAATACATCATTTTTGTATTTTCCTTCTGTCAATTCAATAACTTCTCTTATGGTGTATTTTGCTTTTAATTTCTGTGATTCACAAAATAATTTAGTACCTTGCTCACATGCCCCAGTTATTGCTCTATATGCTTGTATAGCTTTTGCTTGAGTAACTATTGTATCAAGCGTCCATTTTTTATATTCTGAAGTATCTCGATCAGAAAGTTTATATTTTAAAGAATCCTTGGCTTCTTTGATTGTTTTACCATGAGAATATACTCCACCTTTCTGAATGATAAAGGAAACATCTAATTTTCCAACAATCTTGACCTTAAATATTTTAATATTTTTAATTGCTTTAACTGATATCAAAAAAGATAAAATACCATCTATTTTAACAAATTTTCTTTTTTTAAAAGATTTTTCCAATGCCTTTTTACAAAATTCTTTTGCTTTAGGATCTTGTTTATTTATTAAATTATTTGTTTCAAGCTTAGCGTTGGCACGGATATACAAGTCACCACCAACAGTAGTAAGTGCAGATGCCTCAAGATTAGAGTTGGAATTGATATACAAGCCACCACCGACAGTAGTAAGTGCCTCAAGATTAGTGTTGTCATGAATGGACAAGTCACCACCAACAGTAGTAAGTGCCTCAAGATTAGTGTTGTCATAAATGGACAAGTCACCACCAACAGTAGTAAGTGCCTCAAGATTAGTGTTGGCATGAATGTACAAGCCACCACCAACAGTAGTAAGTGCCTCAAGTTTAGTGTTGTCATAAATGTACAAGTCACCACCGACAGTAGTAAGTGCCTCAAGATTAGTGTTGTCATGAATGGACAAGTGACCACCAACAGTAGTAAGTGCCTCAAGATTAGTGTTGGCATGAATGTACAAGCCACCACCGATTACTTTTAATTTAGGAGCTGAAAAATTAACTCCATTTTCAATTTTTAAAAATCCAGTTATTTCAGTAAAATCTACAATTGTGTCTTTTGTTATTATTAAATCGCCTATGTGTTTTTTCATAAACAAATAGTACTATAATGTCATATTATTGACAATCATTTTCTAAGAAACTTTTCAAGTAAGTCACCACATTGATAAGGAACACTTGCATAGTCAGTAGATGAAGAGTGGCTGTAACCTACAGCATGGCAAAATTCATGAAATAGCGTGTTTGCAAGCGAAGGGCCATCTTGATTTTGAAAAAAAGCACGATTAAAAGTGATTGATCCATCGGTATCTTCTTCTGCAATGGTATGACTAACATGAGTTGCCCACCACCCTAGATTCTCACAAGATAGATTTGAAATTACAATCGGCGCGGTAAGCTTGGCTACAATTTCAGCATTCGTATCATCAGTGTTATCAAACTTAGCTTCATTTAAAACAGAAATAAAATCCTGATCTAAGATTGCTTTATTGACAAGGTCACAAGCCTCTTGAAGCTTTTTAAGTTCATCATCACCGAAGTCTGTAAGTTGTCCTAATGTAATCATTGAATCCCCCAGCTATATAAAAATAAGAACAAATAAAAAAGCACGCCTATCAGTAAAAGTTTAGCTCCTGTGATATCATTTTCAGTATGCTTCATTCTTTGTAATCTCCAAAATTATTAGGAATTGGAAAGCACTTACCAATAAAAGGATCATCTTTAGATATCATTTTTAAAATTGGATCTTCCCGATACAGTAAAACTTCTATGTCTATATCTCTATAAGTCCATATTAACACTTTAGTTAAAACGCTTTTTTTAGAAAATTCTAAAGCCCATGATTCATTACGTTTTAAAGCTCTGTAATATCCGCGCCATCTTTTTACTGGAATATTCATAAATAAAATATTGGCTTAGTCACCCAACTTAAGCTTCTATCCCACCAAGGATAGACATTACATCGCTTAACTAATTTAATTCCGATCAACTTTCGGAAACCAAAATCATCTCTCCCCAATGTTTAAAACAATAATAAAAATTAACCCCATGGTGCCGATTCCAAAAACAGCTGTTAACAAAAAGCTTAGTACTGCTTGCAAATCTGAAACATCACTTGGGAAGTACATCTTCTAAAACCTTTATCACATCGTCTAAAGAGCGCGCAACAAATGCAACGCCTTTAGAATTGTTTATTTTATTTATAAAATCTCTTTGTTCACCACTTACAACACCTTTAGCAGATTTAACCTCAATGGCAAGGAATCTACCATCAGGAAGGATGCCAAGGATATCTGATATTCCACAAATGTGATGACGATTGCTTGAGCGTCTAAAAATATTTTTTTTAGCATCCCAAATTCCTGTTCTTTGGATCTTAAATGCAAAGATATTTTTTAATTCTAAATAGTTCAAAATTAAATTCTCAATTGGTTTCTCAAGCGAACGCCTCATGATTGTCTTCGTATCTTAACTTTACATGAATAGCAAATCTCACCACCGGATTTATGAGCAGGTTTACCGCAACGACGGCAGTTAGTTTGTCTGCACTTAAGACAAAAGCCAGTCTTATGAGAGGTGATCTGTTCACAAGATTGCCCTTTGCATTTAAAATGTATTCCAACACGAAGCATTTTAATTTGTTTATCTGAGTATTGCATAATTTTAAAAACCAGGGCCACAACAGCGATTTATTAAACTTCGTAGCCCTGGTATGTTCTAATCAGGAGAACCAACTACTGACTAGAAAAGGATATCGTCGTCTTTACCAAATGTGTTGATGGATTCTTTATAAGGAAACTTAACAAGTTCAATGTAAAGTTTACCATTTTTAAGATTTGCAGCGATATTATTTAGACCAAAGGGTTTAGTTTTGAAATAAAGATCACCATTATCTAAAGTTTTAGAAACTTCTAAGATAGCAATTAACATTTTGTTTTCTGGTTTATTACTCATGACATCACCTCAAATTTGCTTAAGTTATCGATTAGGACTTCCATTTCTTCATTGGTTAAATCTTTAGATTGTTTTTGAAAAGCGTTATCAATGAAGTCTGAAAGTTGTTTAACGGTCCAGTTTAGCTTCTTACGAAGTTCTTTAATCTCGCTTGACATCTCTTCACGAGAAGCATTAGCGCCATAATTAAACGATGTGTCTACAATAGGAGGTGGTGGGATAATGTTATCTACCCATGCATTGTAGTCAGCGGAAATAATACATGGGTCTATATCGCCTTGTAATTGAGCTGTAGCGACTTTTACATGTTCTTTAGGGGTAAGTATGGGTTTAGGTGTAATGGGCTTAGAATCAATTTTAGGCGTTTCTGTTCTACCCATAGCAAGTTCAGCGTCATCATCAGTTTGATAGCAGCCTATAATTGCCGCTAGTGTGTAACGGCGCATATAGGTTAAGGCAGATCCGAAAGCTTGTGGGTCATTAGCTTTAGCAATAGGGATTTCACCTTCTGAAGAGATCGATTGCCCTGAAGTATGCATGAGAATGGTTTTTAAACATTTACCAGTTACTAACTGAGCCACAGCTAAGCCTTTAGGAGCATAGTAAGTTTGAAACACTTGCATGACTTGCTTCAGATCAGCGTAGTTGCTTTTAAAAAATGGGTTCTTAGCATCTTTAAAAGCTCCATTCATTTCTATTTGAGCTAAAGACAAAGCTTTGGCTAGTTCATTAATATCATTCATTTTCTTTTTCCTCTTAATTCGTTGGTATAATCGATCCATTGGAACTCATTCATTATCTCATTCCAATATCCGATCGTAGGTTTGTGATACTTTGCATTCAAATTACAGACACAACTTTGAGTTGGCTTTTTCTTTTTAAGCATCGATTTAACAATGTGATCGACAGATTCATGAATCGTTCTGATTTGGTTTTCACAGGTTGGGCATTTCATAGGGTTGGTTCTCCTTGAGAGAAGAATACCATGGTGTCAGAAATCTGTCAATCAGTATTTTAAAAAAGTATTTCGGCTTCATCAATTACAGGCTCAATATTTTTAAACGAGTTTAATATAATATCTTTCGGTTTTCGAGCTTCTAAAATTTGTTCTTTAGTTGGCACTACTCTAACAAAAACTTTGTTCCATCGAACGACATAACTTGGAACTTGATGACCCGCTGGGCAATTGCAAGCATAGGCCGTTCCAGGGAATCCTGAGTCAGGATCTAAGATTAAACCAGACCCATCACAATAAGCACACTCTAGCTTTGCCATAGGAAGCTTTAATTTCAATTCTAAGAACGTTTCTTTAAATTTTGGTAGTAAGGGTGCCCTCTCTTGTTCCGCTATTAATTTCGAAACTGTGAGCGAATAAAGGGCATTGTCAATTTTCTTTGCCCATTCCCAAATTTGATGCAGTCGCTCATCAGGATAATTCTTTTCATTAAAAACTTCCATCAGCCGTGCCATCTGAGTTTGAAATTCTTGCCTAGTCATGAAGGAAGCTCCAATCCTTTTCTTTTTTAATTTTATCAGCGGTGCCAGCTTGAGGATCAAGCCAGTCTCGCCATGAGTTTACGAAGGTTGAAAAATGTTGAATGAATTGTACTTCAGTTCCATTATTTTTTAAATAAGTTTTATATAATTCAATCGATTTAATTAAATCTTGATAATCTTGGTCGGTTTTAATGGTGGATTTAAGCTTTGCTATGCCACGACCCTTACCAAGCTTTCTTGGATAATTTTTGTAAACTATTTCAAAATCAAAACTCAAACGCGAATTCGTAGAATGCGCAATAGTATTTTGTTCTGTCTTGTCTTGTAATGTCTTGTCTTGTCTTGTAGCGTCCGGATCGTTTACGTTCGCGTACCGTCCTCGTACCGTGCGGACTTCAACTAGTTGTAATTTTTTATATTTTTCAATTGCGCGGTCAATGTCACGGTCAGAGATGCGGTGAACTACGCGGTGAACGCACCGGTAAATCGAATCGTCCAAAAAAAACAGTTCGTTTTTTGCTTTTGACGCTTCACAAAGAAGCAATAAAAAAATTAATTTTTCATCATTTGTTAAATTAGAAATTTTGTTGTCATAAAAAAAATCATTTTGAAATCTAAACCAAGAAGGATGATCAACGTCTTTTCTTCCATTGTATTTTTGCCAATTAATTATGCTTAATTTTAAATCCATATTTAAAAATAAAAACCCCCCAAGAAAGCCATCACACAATCTTGAGGGGTAGTCTCCACAGTTTTTTAAACTGTTTTGATTAAATTTTAAGCCGTGATGGTGCTTTAATGTTTTAGTAGCATTAAACTTTTTTAGTTGCAATTCTATAAAACCTATTTACTCTTTTATTAAATCTTACAAGGGGGATTTATGACAGAAGAACAAACAACTCCACGTCCGTTAGAAAAAATTCAAAAAGAATACGAAGAAATTTGCAAAATAATCGGTGATAGAACTCTCCAAATTAAAAGAGCTGAGGCCGCTGGTTTTAATCTCATGAGAGAAGCCGATATCTTAGCCCAAGAAAAAGCAAAGATTGATGCCGCGAATAAAGCGGTTGATGAAAAGAAATCTGCTAAAAAATTAAAATCTGTTCCAAAGGCTTCCAATGTTCAATCGCAAGTATAATCTACCTAGATCATTTACTGAACTCGATGCTTTAGTGGATAGAATTGTTAAGAAGTATAAACTTGATGATAAAGTCCACGCTCAAGCAATGATCTGTAATGCCATTAGTCACCTACCAAATGATGGTGTTGCAAAATGCAGCGATGAGTATTTAGGTAACTTTATTCTCAAGCATATTGCTAATACCATTGTAGATCACCGTAGAAACGAATTAAGGCACGAAGCACAGGTAAACTACTTGTACGATACCCTAAAGCAAGATCCTGCTAATAATCAAGCTAGAGACGAATTACAGAAGGCCGCTGATCAAGGTTCTGACTCAGCTAAAAAAGCTATTGAAAAATTATTCCCAAAGGATGCAACAAATGGAGATAATATTTCCAATGTCATTCCCATTCAATCGGAACAATAAAGCTTTTAAAGATCTTGAAAAACATTGGTATAAAATATTAAAAGAGTCGGGATTTATCGATGTAGAAGATACCACACGTGATGACAGACCTCTTAAAAATTATCATAAATATATTTTCAATAAGATGGAGATTTCAAAGGTTATGTCTGCTCAAGACTATCACTACAAAGCCAAAGAACTGTTATTGTATCATGACTTTGACTGTCCTATTCAAAAGATTGTGTGGATGCTTCATAGTGAAGGATTATCCATTCTTGCTATTAAAAAAGAGCTTGAAAATACCGATTCACCATGGGGTAAAGATAAAATTCATAGGAATTTAAAGAAGGTTGCGTCATTTCTTAAATGAAAGTAATTCTAAGGCCATTTATCATTGATTCTGATGCAGGTGCTATAATGAAGAGCTGGCCTTCTGGTGCTTACTTTTCATCTGTTGTACCTATTAAAGAAAATAAAAAAAAATGGCACAAAAACTATTATGACTATGTCCTAAAGCATCTTAATCTTGGAAATATAACCATTGCTTGTCTTCAAGAAGATACAAATACAATAGTCGGATATTGTGTTATGTATCTTAATCAACTCGAATGGATCTCTGTTAAGAAAGAATATAGAAACAATGGCATTGCTCGTATGCTTTTAAATAATAAAAACATACAAACAATCAATACAACCAATCTAACTAAAATAGGCGCAGCTATTTTAAAGAATCATCCAGAATTTTTAAATAAGGAGAAACAAGATGGCCAGACCAAAGAAAGAAGAACAAACAATGAGTGATAATAAAGACCTTCATCCAATGCTTCAAAAACAATTCGATTCAGGAATCCCTGTCAAAATAGCTGCATTTAAACAAGCCGTAAACAACGGTTACAATGTGCCAGAAAATCAATTCTATGTTGATTCAGATAACAAAAACAGACAGGTTGAGATGAGATATACATCAGAAGATTTGTTTTGTTTTCAAAATGGCATATTTTTTGCCATACCTAAAAGTTCAATCAAATATGTGCATTTTATTTGATCACTATTTTAATCAGGTATTAAAGTGAACGAAAAAAGCCTTAAAAACCTTAGAAAATTTAAAAAGGGTGAAGTTCATAACCCTAATGGTCGCCCTAAAGTTATTCTTCCAGAGCTTCAAAAAGTAATCGACGGTAACAGAAACTCAGTCAAGCTCATGATTATCCAAAAGCTTGACTCTACTTTTGAAACTTGGCTAGACAACATAATTAAACAAGGCTGTACTTATGGTGATGTCAATACTTTAAAAATGCTTCTTGAGATGGCTTTAGGTAAAATGGTTGAAGATCCTCCTGATTTTCCAGTTAATGAAGAAGAAAAACTGTTAATTCTTGAATTTAGAAGAAGGAAAAAAGAGCAAGATGAGCGAGATAACACCCCAGCTGTCAAGCTTCCTGAATGACCACTTTAAAAAATTGGCTCTTCCTAAGTTTGATTTAAATTCATTTCTATTTAAAGAACAGCTTGCTTTGGTTAATGATCCTGCAAAATTTGCTACTGCCGTTTGCTCGGTCAGAGCTGGTAAAACCATATCTTGCGCCGCTGATTTAATTAACACAGCGTTAACAAAACCTGGCACCGTTGGTTTATATATTACTCTTGCTAGATCTTCAGCAAAGCGTATTATATGGCCCGAATTACATAAAATTAATCGTGATTTTAAACTAGGAGCAATTCCAAATGAATCAGATCTTTCTTTTAAATTTCCTAATAACAGCATTATTTATTGTAGTGGCGCTAGTGATTCTGCCGAAATTGAGAAATTCCGTGGTCTTTCTAATGTTGCGCTTGGTTATCTGGATGAATCTCAAGCTTTCAGGGCTCATATTAAAGAGCTTGTTGAAGAAATCCTCATCAAGCGGTTATATGACACTAACGGAAGATTACGCCTCATTGGAACTCCGGGTCCAATTCCTGCGGGATACTTCTATGAAGCTTCTCAGTCGTCATCATGGTCGCATCATGCGTGGACATTACACAACAACCCTTGGATCCAAAGAAAATCCGGTTGTTCTGTTGTAGAACTAATCCAACAAGATTGTGACCGTAAAGGTGTAACAATAGATGATCCATCGATTCAAAGAGAATGTTTTGGTAGATGGGTTTTAGATTCAACTTCTCTCTTACTTCAATACAAACCTGAAATAAATGATTATGATGAAATACCTCGCGGTGCTTGGAATTATATTCTCGGCATGGATTTTGGTTATGATGATGCAGATTCTTTCACAGTATTGGCATTCTCTGATCACAGCCCTAATACTTATCTTGTAGAAGAAGTTATAAACTCAAACCATACTTTCGATCAAATGGCTCATGAAGTGGATAAGTTATTTAAAAAATATAACTTCTGTAGAGTTGTAGCTGATCCAGGTGGTGGTGGTAAAAAACTTGTAGAGTCCTTAAAGCAACGTTATCCTATCCCTATGATTGCTGCTGATAAGCAAGGGAAAATTGCTAATTATGGACTACTCAATAACGCCCTTAGAAGTGGTAGATTCTTTGCAAAACGAAATAGCAGATTTGCTCAAGATTGTAACTTACTTGAGCGAGACAGAGACCGATCTACTCCTGATAAAACAATTGTCAAAGGGCATTCGGATGCGGTTGATTCTTGCTTTATAGCAGGAACATTAATTGAATGCGAGCGTGGATTAATTCCAATAGAATTAGTCAATCTTAATGACAGGGTTCTTACTCGTGATGGATATAAGAATGTTGTTGCATCATTTTCATTTGGTTTTAAAGAAGTTGTTCAATATGAATTCTCTAATGGAACCAAGATAACATGTACAGATGATCATCCTTTCTATACACAGAGAGGATTCGTTAATGCGGGATCATTGTTATATGCAGATAGCTGTGTTAGCTTATCTACATGGCAAAAAGAGAAGAAATCATCTTTAACGGATATAAATTCTGGAGATATCCAGACTCAAAAAGACCACACCTCAGAAAGTATTTTGAAGGAAAACCAGGACATAAAAGAAAATTTTTACATAGATATGTGTACGAATGCTCTTTCGGAGAAATTGAAAAGGGCTTTCAAATTCACCACAAAGACGGAAACTCTCTTAACAATGAACTCAGTAATCTTGAATGCGTTTCCACAAAAGAGCACAACAGAATACACAAAGAAGAAAGGCTTAAAATTAAATGCGTTTGCACTGTCTGCAATAAAGAATATCTTTCAGACAAAACAAGCAAAAAGACAATATTCCACTGCTCTGGAGCATGCAGGGCTAAATATAGGAGAATGTCAGGAAAAGACAACGCATCATTCAATTGCAAGCTATGTGGAAAAGAGTTTATGGCGACAAGGTTTAAACCAAGAATGTATTGCGGTTACTCTTGTTCGACGAAAGATCAAAACTCAAAAAGAAGTAGTTTATAATCTAACCATAGCGAGTAGTCCCGAATACTTTGCAAATGGAATTCTTGTTCATAATTGTCTCTACGCATTTAGAGAGTCTCCAGCCTATAGCTACACTCCACCATTACCTAAGCCAGCTGCAGGAACAGCAGAAGCAGACAAAGAATTTGCGCAAGCGCTATTCGAGCACAACATGCAAAAAATAGAGCGTGAACGCAAAGCAAAAGAAGGTGATGAGTTTGGTCAATGGAACGTTGATCAAAACATGGCCCCATCTTGGAATCAATGGAATGACTAAGTCGGATAAATAAGCATCAATAAGATGCCATTACAATCAGGTAAATCAAAGCAAGCTTTCGTACATAATATAAAAACAGAAATTAAAGCAGGTAAGCCTCAAAAGCAGGCTGTTGCTATTGCTTATTCTGAAAAGGGGAAACACATGAATAAAGGTGGGGAAGTAGAAGGAAAAATATCAGATGATGACATGATTGATAGTCATCTAGCAATGGAAGCTGTTCATGCTGTTCATAATAAAGATCACGAAACCTTTAAAAGTAGTCTCCATGCTTTAATGTCTAGTTATTTAGCGCGTATGCAAGAAGGAGAAGATTAATGTTAGATGCAAAACAAATTAGTGCTGCAATCAGAGCAAAAAAAAAGAAATTAATGAATTCTGAACCAGAAATCATTGATACTTCACCAACTCCTGACATGAATGCTCAAGATATTATGGATCTTGAAACTAAGGGAAGAATTGAAGGAACACTGGATAGTCCTAAAAAGATCAATGCCGACGAAACTATGATGGATGAATCATATGATGGCGTTGGTATTAGTCCAGAGCAAAAAAAGAGAATGCCTAGACTGCGCAAGTATATTGACTCAATGGATCTGTAAAATGATCGATCATAAAGACATTGAAGCTATTGCAAAAACTTTGAGACAATACGGTGTCGATTATATCAAAACCGCTAATCTTGAAATGAGAATGGGTAAAGGAGAATCTGTCACTCCTTTGCCTATTCCTATTTTTAAAGAAGCTTCTCAGGCTCAAGAGCAAGAAAATATTATTAAACACAAGGTTGAAGAAATGAAATCAGTAATGAAACTCAGTGATGAGGAGCTTATTGATTCTTTATTTCCAGTCAAAGATGAAGAATCTGATGAGGTAATTGAATAATGGCATTTACTAAAGAAGAAATCATTGAAACTGGTATAATGAGACCTGAAAAAGTTGTTGATCCAAGGTCTAA